ACGATAAATTATTTATTTATTATTGTCAAATATCCTAATATCCAATATCCTATTATAAATTATTATAATGTCTATTAACCCATATTATGCCAGCAACCGCTCAGGTGAACTGGCTTCTATGGATACAGGTTATGTCAACAACGCCATCATCAGCGCCAATAGCATTGCAAACACCAAAGTGGAATGCCCTATTGCGCTGGTGTCGTCGGAATTCAGTTGGCTTAGGGAGGCTCTCCGACCACGAGAGCTGGTGTTATGTAATAATAACAAAAAATATTTGGCACATCGATCGCACCCACTTGCAGCATTCATGACGGATTATGCCACCAAAAAATTCGTTAGTATAGCTAGTAATTATGGGCGTTCCATCGATGTCGGCGGTGGATTTGATTATACACCAGCAGTTGGCACACACATATGTGCACGTATAATCTCTAATCGCGAAAAATCGCGATACACCAATAGTGCAATTCGTCAAAACAACGACGAATTGTTTCAAACTGCTCGCGGTAACTTACAACATACCGTTTGCCATTCAGGTGCTGAAAATTGCACTTATAGGGCTCCTTATTGTTACAGTGTAAACGCTAATTATGATATTAGTCTTAATAAGCTCGCAGACATATTTAATATACATCAAGCTGTGGTGTATGACGTTGCGATGTTTTTACCATCTGTTCTTAACAATAAGAAGATCAACATTCCTTCCCCTGTTTACAATGTTAAGCTTGTTCCCGGTAATCGTGTACTGTTTTACTTTAATGACGGCAGTAATGATTACAGTCACGACTATGATACTTGGAGATCTTATTTGGTAGTCAACCGTATCAAATGTAAAGATTTTGACATTGTTTCAGAGATTGTTGATAATATTTCTGATTTTTTCATCATCAGATTTACTCGCGTCGAATATCCATGCGTTAATGAATGCTTGTCTCGTGTATTTGATTACAACAAAATATACAATAAGCAATATACTGCAGTGCCTAATATCATAAAGACTTTAGGTGGTGTCGTGGGTAATTATAATGCAAATTATATTATTTGTGAAACCGACTTTGTTCATAATGCTGTGACATACGGTATGAAATTGACAAAAGAGGTGTTTGCATACCCAGCATTTAATACCCACTGCATAGCTTACAGTAAAAGTTTGATATATGGACCTGACAATGAACTGGTATATCAAGGTATAAGTAATAAAAATGAATCATTCAATGAACTAGTATTGAACTTGTTTATATACGTCGCAATTCGACGATGTGACGTTACTCAAACTATTAAAAATGCATTTCTTAAAATTAATAAAGACCAAAAACGTGGTATTATTAATCGATGCTGGGTTAGTTTTAAAACAATGATTCTTGATTCACAATCAACTTTTTTAGAGAATTGGTTCAATTCTTATAAAGTTGTGGATGATATTACCAGTATTGAAAAAATTGTGTCAAACATGATGAACATAAGAATTGTCAATTTGCAACATCACATGTATGAAAATACACCATTTTGCAAAAAACCTTTTGATGCTATTAAAGCCGAATGGAAGATCGACAATAAGAGTGATTTTGATGCGGAAACCACTTATGAAGACACAATTAATGAAAAACAAGTTGTTAAAGTGCCAGCCGTTGAGCACGAAACCAACGATAAATTCGCTGATGGACAGTGCGCATATAGAGCTTTGCAATGCTCTATGCACGCTATTGATAAAACTGCTCTTCGATTTGATGTTACGAGGTCTGAACTAGACGCGTTCAAAAAATTGTCATATTACCATTGTAATGTAAGTGACGAATCTGCATCTGCCGAGATTAAATTTAGCACGACTGGAGTGATCCGCCAATTGGATGCGGAATCTACATGGTTGAGTCTCGAAGAAGTATTCTTAATTGCGTTCATTAATAACGAAAATTGTCTTGTTATTAACAAGAAACAGAATACCGTTTCCACATTTCGACACAAACCTGGTGATATTAAAATGAAAATCTGTCACGACGGCGTTGCACACTGGTATTACAGCAAGTATGTAGGTGGTTACAAAACTATCGTTAGTACGACAAACCAGTTATTGCACACCAATCTCAAAACTATGGATACTATATACTTATTGAGGGAAAAAACTGGCAATCACATGCAAGCTAAAATGCGTGAATTGTTCGATTTCATCAATACCATCGGAAAAGATCTTGCTTTAAAAGATAAAAACCGAGTAATTGACTTGACAACAGCTCCCGGTCATTTAGGTACCATATTCGAGAAATCCAAACAAGGATATCGTTACTACCCTTACACTATCAATGGTAAACTGAAGTGCATGCATAAATACACCAATGAACATAAATATTATGATCAACTCAATGAAATCAAATTTCAACAAGATGATATCATTGTGATTGATTTGTTCATACATGAGTTCAGTTTTTTATCAGACTTATTAAACGTATTATCTCCCTATAATCACTTAATTATCAAATGTGACCCATACAAAGTTGATGGTTTAATCTTTCCTTTCAATAATTTTCAATACAAAGAAGTATTCAAGATGGATAACAGTCTCATTCAATGTGGTGAGATTTATTATTACTTGAGTGGTTACTCTAAGGATTTGATACCAAGCAATCGAATAAAACGGATTGATGTAGACGAGATCAATAACGTCAATCATGTTGCAAATAGGGGTGAAATCATTAATAAAGGTGTGGATGATATTGTGGCGCAAGAATCAATGATTGCGAAGAACTTTAATACCAGCGTGAAGTTCTATGTGGATGAGAGGTCTTACAATAAATTTATCACTGACAATACGTTGTGTAAATACCCGAAGCCAAAAGATTTTACTTTATTTTGTCTCAATGGTATTGGTGGTTCATGCAAAACACAACGTGTGATCAATGTTTACAAACCCGGTACTGACATGATTGTCAGTCCAATACGGTCACAGTCGGATAATTTGATGCCCTCCGGGATGGACTCAAAACATGATATATATACGTATATTGTTTTGATAAACCATTTACACCGTAATCCCACCGTTAAGGTAAGACATCTTTACATTGATGAATGTTTTGCTATGTTACCATCAGCAATTGCATATTATTACGCCATGCATTTACAAGGTCGTATAGAACACATACATTTGATGGGTGATTCCAAACAAATCGGTCCATATTGTAAAGACAAGACCATATTAGAATTCAACACTAATAACTACGTCACGGAAACACGCCGGTTACCACAGGATATCACACGTATGCTCAAAACGTATATACCAAATGCTAGTACAACCTCCAAAGTCGCTAGTTCTTACAAAAAGATCAATGACTTAGCTTCTCACAAGGTTGATATTGCGTTAGCGTTTACGCAAGACGCCAAAGCTTATCTTGCTAAACTAGGGTATAAAAGTATGACCGTTAACGAATCACAAGGTATGACATTTAGCAAAGTGTTATTATACTTGGATGATTATTGCAAAATCCAAACCATTGATAAAACCACAGCAATACGACAAGTTTATGTTGGTGCATCGCGACATAAAGATGAATTGTTGGTATACGGTAAAAGCTCACCTGAGTTACAAATATTATTAACTGTGCAAGGTGCACCTATCGATGATATTATTGAAGAAGCAAATATACCGTTGGTCACTGAACCACAAATCATTGCCGTAGATGTCAAGCGCGAATGGCGTGGGTACAACCCTAACATTGTAACCACTAAAGATTCTGTAATTGATGTTTTGAGTGATCTTAACGTTAAAAAGAATTTTACGCACAGCACAGATATTCGCATCGAACCGCTAAAGTTGAAAAAAATTAACGGTACAGAAATGAAAATCTCCGAAGGTCTGTTGCACCCTGTGGATGTAAGTATCAAAGGCGGGAAACTAACAGATCAACGTTTCGTATTGCCATACTACAGTAAAGACAGTTTTGGTACATTGAACACACAAATCGCTAGGTATGCCACCACACGTGCCAAAGAATCACCTGATCATTACAAAAATTTACGAACCGGTTTATCAAAGTTTGTGAATATGAACAAATTTAAACAATTAAAATTTGATAACGAGAGGCTTAACAAACATTTTGTAGACTACATCATTGAGTTGCAGAAAAAGATCTTACCAGCAGCCACAGATGTAGGTCGCATTATGAAATTACCAACTGTGGTGACAAAAGAAGCAGGGGTTGGTGGTGTGTATTATGATGAAACGGTTATGAAGGAGTACTATGTTTTGGATGAAAGTAATGAAGAATGGGAGTTAATACAAATGTCGAACCTTAAAAGTTTGTCGAAAAAGATTAGCAATGTAGTAAACAAAAAAACTGTTGCCGATATGTTTGCTGTTGATTTGACAGACATTAAAAGTCGTATGATCACATTCACCATGAAGAAACAAAAGACAAGGTGTGAGCGCATGGAATAAAGTTTTAAATCTGTACTTTTGCGCATATTCACGTTACTTGACTGAGTGTGTGTTTGAATGTGTGAATAGTAATGTGCTGTTAGCGTTCAACAAAAGCGACGCTGAGTTGTCCACATTTTTCGCACAGTACAAAGATCAATACACCAGTGAAGAATACACCAACGCCAATTGCGATTTTAGCGAAATGGACGTCTCACACACAAAAAGTATGTTGGAACTTGAATTGGAATTGTTTGGTATGCTGGGTGTGAACCAGAAGATTATTGACTTTTACGCGACTATGCGTACCAAGTGGTGCAATTTATACCAGTGCAGAGAAGGTATTGCAATGTTACATGCATGGTACATGCAACATTCCGGGCAACCATTAACATTAACTGGTAACACATTGCTCAACATGGCTGTGATTGGTTTTGCTTATCGAATTGTTGGTATGCTCTATGGTGCTTTTAAAGGTGATGATTCGCACATGCGTGCTAAAAAAATTAGCACGGTCCCAGGTCGGACGACTCAAGCTTATGCAGATTATGGTTACAAATTAAAAATTAGTTTTGAGAAAGTTTCGGAATTTATAGCTAATTTTGTAACACCCTATGGATTTTTCCCTGATGTTGTGCGTAGGTCTGTGAAAGCTGTCAGCAAGATCTACGAAGATGAAGAGTCATGGGAAGAATCACGTGTTAATTTAAAGGAAGTATTGAGTGTCGTCAACAGTGCAGACAAATACAAGATTGGTATAGATTGTGCGTATCTTCATTACAGAGATAAGGGTGTAGCTATCACTAGGGAACAAGTGAGCGTATTATATCAGTATTTGATTCAATTGAGCAACACTAAATATGCGGATGCTGAATTTATTCAATCTGAAGACAGACTCACTTACTCTGACAATTATCAGAGTCGGTGAGTCCTCCTTTTTCTAATTAATTAATATACCACATTATTTTTATTCATTAGCTATCGATTTTTAATTTAGAATTTTGTTTCAATTTTGATTTTATTTATTTAGCGATTTTTAATAACTATTTTCATAATTTAATTTTACTTTAATTTTCATTTTCATTTATAAATCACAAAATGAACGCTGCAGCACCGTTAGTAGATAACAGTATGAATTTTGATCCCATGTCTGATTCTACATCTATGCCAGAACAGACTCATGGTAAAACTTTGACACCATCACAAGCATTTGTTTGTAAAGTCACTCATCCACCAACTACTGTCCCCGAGTTCGCGGGTTTGCCAACGCAAGACACCAGAACGCAAGTTGTGTATAATATGCGCAACATTGACGTCATTAAAACTCCGATAACATTTGACAAAACGAGTGGGAAATATGAACAAAATAGTTGGACTGATCATGAAGATTATTCTTTCATCGTCCCTACTGGTGCACGTATTAAATGGTTTGGTTGTTGTTATCAAGTCAACGATTCACAAACCACACCTACCACAGCTGATGCATACGATCAAGATTTAGCTAATGTAGGTGTACAAGATAATTTTGATTTCAAAAGTTGGTCAAGCACTGTTAATTTGTACAGACCATGTTACAAGTCCATCACTTTGTACCCAAATGTGACCGCTTTTAACAATCAAGGTATCATCTCTGCGCAACAATTCAATCCTAACATATTGTTTTCTGGATCAACATCAGCATTATCATATGATAAACCCAAATTATTTATGCAAGCTTTGGATCATTTATACAGCCAAATCAATGACAAATTGTTTTGCAATGAAGAGACCCACGTAGATTTTCATCAAACCGTGGTTGAATCATGGTTTAAAACTCGCAAATTAAGAGTTCGTGGTTTGAACCTTGATCCAAACAACTTTTTACAAATTTTAAACATAGGTAACGTGGGTTATGGTAGTGATACCTCTTCGCTTGTACCAACACCATCACAAATTGCTCAGAACTCAATGCGTTCTTATCAAGATAAATTTATTAATGGTGCGTTTGTTGTCAGCCGCATTAACACATTATCACCTAAATGGATGGCTGGTTCTAATACTAACATCCCGGTTAATGGTTTGTATGAATGTTGGCTTTATTCCATCGGTCCTGATGGTCGTCCACATTTAGTATCATTAAAAGACCCGGTTGCTGCCGGTACTGCTGCTGCTGATGCTAAGCCAATGTTAGACACTCTTTGGTCGTCTGACATGACATGGCAATTCATACGAGTCCAAGGTATCAGTCCTAATGTGACCGCTTCCACTGCACCTGCCGTAGTATCACCGATTGCCATCAAGCATTATTATGGTATTGAAGCACAACCAGTTTGGAACGGTCCATGGAATGGTATCGCACGTATGTCTCCGAAACCATCATTATCGGAGATGCAAGCATTGATGGACACTTTTTACGAGATGCCAGATGCTATGCCAGCGAAATATAATGCTATGGGTGCATTTTTGCCCTTTCTTGCGTCAGCATTGCCACACGCTTTACGTTTCGTTAAGGACCTTATCACCAGCAAGAAGTCAAAAAATGATGGAACTGTCGGTGTTGCCACTACCACCAAACGATCAAAAGCCAGCACAAAACCCATTTCTAGCAACAACGATAAGCAAATCATCGCAAATTTGCGTAAACAAATCGCGTCTATGCAACTCAACAACCGACCACCAAGTAAACGCAGAAAAACACGTAAACCAAGAAGCAAATCAAGTCCAATCATCATCAACGAAAGAACCAAATGATGATTTTGTAATGTTATATGGTATATCTACTCATTCAAATCCAATTGATTGTGTACCATCATACAATACTGGTTTTTATCATCTGAAACATTTTGAAGATCATTTATCACAATTTTTAAATGATATACAAATTGAATTGGGATGGTATGTCATAATAATGAGTAAATTTTTATTAATACCTGATTCTTCACCTTTAGAACGCTATAACTTACTCACTTCTTTGTTGATACGTTATAATTTTTCTTTACCGAATTAATATCGGC